GATGGGGGAGCTTTCGTCGTTCCTTTTGATACTCCTGGAACAAAAACACAACCAAACTTAACAAATAAAAGGTTAGGTGAAGCTAAGAGTATGGGATTTTCCATACCTGGTTTTAGTAGAGGAGGAACTCTACCAAAAGGTATGATACTCTCACAGAAAGGTGCATTCGATCATGTATATGATCTAGCAAAAAAAGCAGGAGGAGCAAAGTTCCCTGAAATTGTTGCTGCTCAGGCAATGCATGAGTCAAGTTATCTAAATTCTGCGATTAAGAGTGTTTATAATGCTACAAACAGAACTAATGCTTTTGGTCAAACTGGTGATAGGGGATGGGGTACTATTCCTAGAGATGGTTTTACTAATGGTTGGTCAAAATATCCTAATTTATTCGCAGCAACAAAAGATAATATTAACTTATGGCATAATGTAGGCAATCACCCTCAAAACTACAATGCTTTTGGTAATATTTTAGATGGTATTGCTGCAGTTGCACCAGCATATTCACCTAATGCAGATCCTGAAAATATTAAAAAAGGATATACTACTGACAAGTATAGTGAAGGAATGATCAGAGCATTAAAAGTTGGTGGATTTGATGTTCTTGGTTCAAAAGATAACGATAAAACTTCTTCATCTTCTGATAGTGGTTCGGAAAGGAGACCGACTGGTAATATCTTCTCAAAATTTATGGGTGGTATTAAGAGTATATTTGGTAAAACAGATGAGAGTGATAAGACAACAAAAACACAAAATAAAGTAAAGGCAGTCAAACCTGCATCACACCCTGATACAGGTTCTGGATATACTGTTGCAGGAACAAGGGATCAAAGTGGTAGACCTCTAGTATTTTCACAACCAGCAGCACAAATGTTTGCTGCAGCAATGAAAGATTCTGGAATCGACTTAGGATCATTTGTTGCAAGTTCTGGTAGAAGTAAATCTAAAAACAAGGAAATTGGTGGAGATCCTAATTCACATCATCTATATGGTGAAGCACTTGATATTAATGGTGAAGGATATCAATGGTTGAAAGCAAATGGTAAACGTTATGGTTGGCAATATGTTTATAATCATAATCCTGATAGTGCTCACTTTAAGTATATTGGTGCTAAAGCAGGTACTACACCAATATTATCAGAACCTGGTAAGGAATATGCTGGTGGTAATAGTCTTCATGGACATATAGGTGAAGGTGGTCGTGAGGGTGGTCGTGAAGGCACTAGTAAAGGGATAGCAGATGCGGATTTAACATCAAAGAAAAATGGAAAGGGAAATCTATTTGATCTATTTGGAAACCAAGGGAGTGCTGCTGGAAAGAATAAAAGTCCATTCCCAGGCGGTGACAGGTCAGCTCAATTCCAACAAGCAAGGCAGCAGACAAGACTGGAGCAACAGACAAAAGAAAGAAATAATGCACGTCGTCAGGTAGCTGAGAGAAGTCAAGAAATGATTAAAGAAGTCATGGCAGCAGTTGCTCAACAAAATGGGGTAAATAGTCAAGCAATCCAAGCAGCACATCAAGCATTGGCAGCAGTGGCAGGACAACAAGGTGGTGCTCAACCACAGTTAATTCCAAGTAGTTCTGGTGGAGTAGGATCTATTGCATCCACTTTACAATCTGGATGGAGCAATTTGAGAGGTTTAATCAGATGAGTACAACTAATAGCGTTTTAAAAGGTGGGAGCATCAGAAGAAATGAAGCTGGTGATGTTGAAGTAAGAGTAAATGTCTTTAGAAATGGTCAAAAACTTCAAAGTTCTGAAGGTGCTGATGACATTTATGATTTTATTACAGGTATTGAAATCTATGAAAGTATTACTTCATCAACTATAGAAGCAAAACTTCTTTTTAACGATGGTTCTGGATTTATAGGTGCCATGACTGGATCTGAACAGTTCAGAATTATGATTCGTGGAACAATTATTGACAGAGTTTATTATGTTCGAGCATATGATATTGAGGCAAGAACAAGATTGGATAAAGCAGATTCATTTATAGTTAATTGTGTTAGTGATGAATTTTTACAGAATGAGGTCACTAATGTATTTGGTAATAGTCAAGTTGTATTTGATTCTACGTCATCTTCTGAAATTGTAGAGCAAATTTTGAAGACAGATCAAAGGTATATAAGAACTCAAAAGAAGATTTATATTGAAGAATCTACAAATAAACAGCAATTTATAGCAACAAATTGGAGACCATTTGATTGTATCTATTGGCTTACACAAAGATCAGTACGAAAAGCAAGGAAGGGTGGTACTCTTCAAAATGGATTTCTTTTTTGGGAAAATGGTTTAGGTTTTAATTTTCAGTCTATTGACAAAATGATTGATAATGTAAACAATCAAACTGAGTCAGACAGTAATTTTACTACAGGTGAGACTAAGTTGTACACCTATGTGTATTCGACAAAATCATCTGGTTCAGATGGTGCTGATCAATTTAAACTTGAGACTATAGTATTTCCAGAAGAGAGAGATTTCTTAACTGGATTGCGTAACGGTGCTTGGGCAGGATTTAGTATGGGGTTTGATCCTGTTACTGTAACACAATCTAAGATGGGATTAAGTACAGATATGTCAGTGAATGCTTACCGTTATGGTATATCTGCTGTTTGGCCAAAGATGTCACATTTGAACGAGGGTACAGCAGTCAATCCATTATCACAATTGGATCAGAATATTAAAACTATTGTTGACTATCCAAGACGTACAAGATATACTATTCTATCAAATCAAATTTTTGATCCAAAATTTATAAACAACCCTCAAAAAAATTATGAAGAATTGGTAGAACTTCAGGCATACCAATGGATGAGGATTGAGTCTCTAAAGAATATTAAGTTGATGGTTAAATTTCCTGGTAATCTTGATCTGTATGCAGGACATGGAATGAATATAGTTATACCTGCAACCTATAAAAGGAATAATTCTACGGATATAGATAGAAAATATAGTGGAAGATACGTCATTGGTGGGTTGACACATAAGATTGTTGGTACTAATATGTCTACTGAAGCATTATTATTGAAAGATTCGATACCAAGGAAATCTTCATAATGCCCATAAATACTAATGTATCAACGAGGTACAACAATGAAAACAATAGAACAGCATATTGAAAAAGACCAAGAGATTCTTGGCGATCCGACTACTAATCCACAGATGCGTCGTCACATTGAAGGCGAACTACATGACTTGGAAGAGTATAAGTCTCATCATGCAGCAGAGATAGCAGCAGGAGATCATCACGATCCCAACACAATAGAACTATGGTGTGACCAGCATCCAGACGAGCCAGAGTGCTTAGTATATGACGATTGATGACAAACTTTTTATCATGGTTACTTGGAACTTGGTCTATTAAGCATCAAGCACAATCAGCTCCTACTTTATATAAATCTGTAACTGTTAAATGGGAGCAAAATGATGAGTTTATAAATTCGATTCATTGGGGTAGAAGAAAATCTGATGATCCGTATTTAAAAACTTATAAGAAATTGGTAGAGGTGTCGGATAAAGAAGTTATTTTAGAACATTGGGGTGGAACCTATAGTGGTTTAATTCGCAATAAAGAATGTGATATGGTATTAAAATTTGATGGTACAGTATGGATGGGTCAGTTTGATACTGATAATATTCATGCTGAACTTGCTGTGTATGGCACTAAACTTTTTATGAGAGATAAATTCTTAGACTCTAAAGGTAGGATTGTTTGGGGTGCAGATGAAATATATAAGTTTGTGAGAGTTTAATTATGGATTCTGGAAAGTATATAAAACCATGGGTTCGACTGTCAATGACAGTTGCCAATTATATAAGAGAGGAATTAAAAAGTTTTCCTGATGTTACACATATGGAAAACAAATATCCTATTGTGGAAAATGATAATGTATTCATTATTAATGAAATGCATCAGAGTAAGAAACTTAGAAAGATGCATTTGGAAACTGGATACACGGAAAATATTTCTGTAATGCATTGTGTATTATATCCTATTCCTGATTATCCTATACCTATTTTTGGTGCTGATATTGTAGAAACTCCTCATGCAGTTACTGCAGCAATTGTTGATATATCACCTGTGTTTGGAACTCAAAAATATGTTGATGTATACAGAGATATATCATACAAGTATAAGTTTAAAGAGAATAGAGTCTTACCTTTATGGACTGATGAAGTTTTCTCAATAGGATGTAAGATCATGCGTATCAAAACAGAGGAAGAAAGAGAGATGTATATGAATCTAATTAAAGAATCTATTCAACTCTATAAAGGTATAGTAGAAAATTCTGAGTTTGATATGGAATGGATCAATACTATGAAGAGGATTGATGATCAGATTTATTATTGTAAACAACAAAGAAAGAATAAAAAGACTAAAGCAGTTTTGAGTCAATGGTTCGATCCCCAATGGGCAGAGGATTACATCAATGAAATTCTCTTTGACACAAACGTAATAAATAAATCGTAAGGATAAAAGTATACAATGTCTTCAATTGAAGGAATTATTAATGAACCTGCGGTAAATTTCGTTGGTAAAGACGGATTTTTCTGGTGGGTTGGAGAAGTCGAAGATAATGAAGATCCTATGGAATTGGGTAGGGTTAGAGTTCGTGTGCTTGGATATTATACTAATGTTCGTGGTGGTACTACAGCAGATCTTCCTACTGATAATCTTCCATGGGCAACAGTTTTACAACATACATGTCAATCAGGAAATGATGGTCAGGGTGAAAGTTCTGGTCAACTGCAACCTGGTGCTATTGTTATGGGTTTCTTCATGGATGGAGAGAACGCTCAAATGCCAATAGTTATTGGTGTTATGAGAGTTAAAAAATCTCCAGAATCACAGGAGATAAGGAAATTTGCCTTTACTGGTGAGAACATGGAACCTGGCGTTGGTGTCAATGCGGTGACAAAACACCCCATGAATCCCAACTCAAGTGTTTATCCCCAAGATGGTGTGAGAGCAAAAACAGATAATACTGTAGATCTTCCTAATCAAAAAGGTCAGAAGGGTTCTGGTCAAATTTCTGGTAAGGGTTCTCCTAATAATCAGGGAACTGTAATGAATGGTAGTGGTGGTAATCCCGTCAAACCAAGAAATTCAAACAAACCTAATCCTGCTGCTAATGGTGTTGGTGGTCCTTGGAAAACGTTAGAGTATAAGTTATCATACCTTGTAGAAGATCTTGCAGATCATGCTGGTGCTTTGATTCGTGCAGAGGATGGTGATTTCTTAGATGTTGTTACTGGTAAGTTGGTTAGTGCAAAACAACTTACTGTAAAACTTCAAAATTTCTTGAGTAGTGTATTTGCTCAAGTAGTTGCTGCAATGCGTCAAGCACTTGCCAATCTTGCCGAACAATTAGAGTTGGTTAATCTTCTTGGTGGTGCAACTGGTGTTCCATTTGTTGTGTTTACAGCAATTCAGGCAGCAGTCAAAGCAATTCTTTCATCTCTTTGTAATATTGATAGTAAGTTACTTAGTTTTATATCAGATCCCATAGGAAGTATTATGGGTGTTCTTGAAGGTTTTCTTGATGGAATTATTGATAAAGCAACCATGGTTATGCAAGGTGTTCAGGCAGCAATCGATGGTGTTATCTGCCAAGTTCAAAAACTTCTTGATCAAGTTCTAGGTATTGTTGATACAGTATCAACAATCGTAGATGGTATTGGTAAAGCAAAAGAAATTATTGATGCATGGAAAGCAGGTAGTGAAATTTTTGAAGCGGGAACAGATCTTCTTAAGAAAGGTATTACTAGCATTACTGGATTGATTCAACTGTTCATTAAGTTTGCTGGTAGTAATTGTGATCGTAAACCTGATGGTGGTAAAGATACTGTAGGTTGGTATCCTTTATTTGGTGTTACTCATTGTACTCCTGAAGAACTTGCAGAAATTAACGCAATTAGAGGACAGAGTAGAGGAACTTGTGGTGGTGATGCAGGATCTGGTGGTCTTTTTGATAATATTTTCAATGAAGCAGATCCATATTTAACTGCTGCTAAAACTTTCTTAGATGGTTCTTATGAACTGTTTGTTGGAACTCCTGGTCGTCAGGCAAGTGTAAATAAAAAAGCAAGTGGAACAACATCAACATCTATATGTTGTAATCAGAATGAACATGCAAAGTATGTTGCTGCTAAAGCAATTCGTGAACAAAATCCAGATATAGATGAGGAAGAACTTCAAAAACAAGTAGATGCTTCCGTAAAGGCAGCAAATAGTGGTAAAGGCGATACTGGTTCATTAGTTGCTGACCATACATCATTTGCTGGTAATTATACAGAAGAAACTCATGGTGATCAGTGTAAACAAATTGATGGTGATCATGTTGTAAACGTCGATGGTGATTATTTCTTAAAGATTACTGGTGATTGTCATATTGAAGTTGGTGGAGGATTTTTCTTTAATGCTACAGGTGCTCCTAAGAGTGTTGATAAACAAGGAGAAAAGAAGGATACTGGTATTCAGAAACATACACTTACATTTGG